TGGGCAAGTATAATTGGAGAGGGAAATAGTCATACAATTAATAGGCAAGAGCAACAGGTTATTGATTATATAACTAAACATAAAGATTCAGTAAAAGAAGTTGCAATGGTAGGGGGTGAACCATTGCTTATGAAAGAAAATGATAGACTTCTTGACATATTACCAGATGATGTACTGATAACTGTCATAACAAATATGACAGTTGACTTTGATAAATTTCCAGTTCCAAAGAAGTTATTACAAAGAGATCGTGTTGGTTGGAGCATGAGTTTTGATAACATTGGTGAGAGATTTGAATATGTTAGATGGGGTAGTTCTTGGAAACAAATAGATAAAAATGTAACCACTGTTGCAAACAAAATAAGAAATTCATCACACGGAGGAGGAATACATGCAGTGTATAATCTATACAACTGCACAAAAATTTGTGAATTGAAAGAATATGCACTTAAACATAATTTATCTATTACCTGGCAGGTTGTATGGGGAGATCATCTTGATCCCAGTCAACATAATGAAAAAATAAGACAATTAGCACTTGATGAAATAAGTCAATATAGAAAATTACATTTTGGTTCAAACAGACCTTCTACAAACCGTGAATTAGATTTTTTATCTGGAATCGAACAACAACTTATTAAAGGAAATAATGGCGAAGCTACTTCCCATGGTATAAAAAAACTCTTGCCGCCAGATAATATTACACGCACCAAAGAATTTATTGAATTCACAGAAAAACTTGAAAACCAATGGCATCCTGATCAAAAAGGGCAGTTTGAAAAATTGTGGCCAGAGATTGCTCAAGCACTATAAGTAACAGTATGGTAGCAAGACAAGAAGATGGGGTGTTAGTCAAAACCCCTTACAAAAAACAACAATTTACCGAAAAACAACTTGAAGAATTCATGCGTTGTGCTGATCCAGTAACTGGCCCAGAGTATTTCATGCGTAATTTTTTCTTCATACAACATCCTGTACAAGGCAAGTTACAGTACAATCCTTGGGAATTCCAACAAAGACTAATACAAACCTATCACAATTATAGATTTAGTATATCAATGATGCCAAGACAAACTGGGAAGTCAACAAGTGCTGCTGGCTATTTGCTTTGGTATGCAATGTTTAAACCAGATAGCACAATATTAGTTGCGGCTCACAAATATGCAGGTGCTCAAGAGATTATGCAACGTGTTCGTTACAGTTATGAAGCATGCCCTGATCATATACGTGCTGGTGTTACAAGTTATAACAAAGGTTCAATAGAATTTGACAACGGTTCAAGAATAGTTGCACAAACCACAACTGAAAACACAGGACGAGGTATGAGTATAACTCTACTGTACTGTGATGAGTTTGCGTTTGTGCGTCCTACAATAGCTAGAGAATTTTGGACATCAATTTCGCCTACACTATCAACAGGTGGTGGAGCTATAATTACAAGCACACCAAACAGTGATGAGGATCAGTTTGCATTCATATGGAAAGGTGCAAACAAAACCGAAGACGAGTTTGGCAATCAAAAAGAACTAGGAATCAATGGCTTCAAAGCATACAGAGCATACTGGACAGAGCATCCAGACAGAGACGAAGACTGGGCCGAAGAGCAACGTAACATATTAGGTGTTGAACGTTTCCGTCGGGAGATGGACTGTGAATTTATTATTTCTGATGAAACACTTATTTCTCCAACCAAATTGATTGATCTAGAAGGCTTGCGTGAGCCATTGTATAAAACTGGACAGGTACGTTGGTATAAACGTCCGCAGAAAGGAAAAATTTACGTAGTTGCATTAGATCCTAGTCTCGGTACCGGTGGAGACCCAAGTGCTATACAAGTTTACGAAGCAAACTCAACTACACAAGTTGCAGAATGGAGACACAATAAAACTCCAATCACAGAACAAATACGTATTATGGTTGAAATAGTTAAAGAAATAAATTCTACTGTGCAAGAGCCACAAAGCGTCTATTATAGTGTTGAAAACAATACAATAGGCGAGGCTGCTTTGTTATGCATAGAACAGTACGGAGAACAAAACATTGAAGGATACTTTCTTAGTGATAGTAGTGTAGTAAGTGCAAGTGGAAGAAGATATCGTAAAGGTTTTAATACAACAAACAAGAGTAAAATTGCTGCCTGTGCCAAACTTAAAACTCTTGTAGAAACAAACAAAATGACAATTTGTTCTCCGAGTTTAATTGGTGAACTCAAAAACTTTGTTGCTCACGGTACAAGTTACGCCGGCAAGCCTGGCGAGACCGACGATTTAGTAATGGCGACACTTTTGGCAATACGTATGTTACAAGTATTGACCAGCTATCACAAAGAATTGGATTCGCATCTTACAGATTTTAGCGAGGAGACATTAGAACCTATGCCGTTTGTGGCAATCTTTTAATAAATACGTGCATGACACAAGAAAACACAGCATCACAACAAATTTATAATTTGTTAGTCACAAAAGACTTTGATCCAAAAAGTTTGGACGCAATGGGAAAACCAACAGTAAATCCCAGCGAAGCAGATCTATTCTCATTTAATTTTAGTACAAACGGAAATGAATATGGCACAGTTGTTGTACTCATCAACGGAGACAATGATCTAGAAGTCTACTACGGTGATAACTTAGGCAAAGGTATGGATCCAGGTGACAAAGGCGACTGGTACGATTTTCTTGCCATGCTAAGACAAACTGCAAAACGCAACCTGCTTACATTTAGTTTGAACAACATGAACAAACTCAAGTATCAAATGGCTAGCATGGCTGATATCAGTGAGAGTTTGGTAATGGAAGCATGGAAAGCTCAAGGTAAAAGCAAGAGCTACAGTAACCAGCCGGGTAAAGCAAAAGTAGTAATACAACACTCACGAGCAATTGGAGAAGGTGAACAACGTTTTAGAAACATTGCCGCACTGTTTGTTGAGAATGCACAAGGTGAAAGATTCCGCATGCCATTTGAAAGCATTGCTGGTGCTAAAGCAATGGCACGTCATGTAAGTGAAGGCGGTACACCATATGATGCATTTGGTTTACACATAAGCGAAACCATGAACGAAATTGCCACACTAGGTAAGTTTGTGCGTGCAAGTCGCAGTAATCAATTTGCACAAAACGAACAAGCACTGGGCATAGTAGAAGATGCAGTAAAGCACTATGCAGATCTGAAACGCAAAGCCAAGAAGATGATTGGCAAACGTGGATACAAAGAAATATTTTCAGCTTATGACCCAGCAGAAACAACAGAATTAGATGAAACAATTGAAAGTGTTAGAGAAGTATTTGTTAACAGTTCAATTGACAGCAGAATAGAAGAAGCATTGCCTATATTGGCTAAAATAAAGGAAAACACAATGAGAGAAGCAGACGTTTTTGAAGACTGGACCAACCAAGTTATGGAAGGAACATGGGCGTTACCTGGAACTGAAGAAGATATGGCAAAGTTACGTGAACTTATGTCAAAGCCATTGCCTTGTGGACCAGATGGCGAGTATGCTTCGGAACAACTTTATAGTTTAATCGGCGATGACGAACTTTTTGATAACATTGGTGAACTAGCTGATAAAGATCCAGATGCAGATTGCAGAGAAATAGTAAAGGCACGTGCTAAAGAACTTGGTGTTGAAATTGATGTTGAAGAAAGCATTGAAGAATCACCTACACAAGAAGAGCCGGCCAGTGAATATGAACAAGGCGAAGCCAATGCAGCCGCAGGAAAAGAACGCAGTCTAGAAATGGGATTAGGCGGACAAGACGTTGTAAAAACTGCTGGTGGTTCAGATGTAGAAGAAGGCATAGACAGTTTTGTAAATCCAAACGACCAAGATGCTACACGTAGTAAGACCAATGTACCAACGGACGATTTAGATTCAGAAGACATGACAGAGATAGAAGATATTGACACTGGCAAACAAGCACTCAAAGCAGAACGTGATCCAATGCTAGAAAGAATTCTTTACCTCGCAAAAGGTTAACAAACTTAACCAAAATCTTTGACTATTCCTGTGCATGTGCTATTATTAGTCATGTTTAACTTTTTCACAGATAAAAACTCACCTTTAGATATTACTGTGCTAAATAAAAGTGCAAGTAATGTAGTTGCATTATTTGTTGACAAACATAAACAGGCAAATGATAGAGTAGTAGTTGCTACTCGTAGGCAATAGGAGAAGAAAATGGCTTCATTAGCAGAAATAAGAGCTCGCCTTGCAGCGGCAGATAACAAGCAAGGTAATCAAACAAGCGGCGGCGATAACGCAATTTACCCACATTGGAATATGAACGAAGGCGATAGTGCAACACTACGTTTCCTTCCTGATGCAGACAATTCCAACACGTTCTTTTGGATTGAACGTGCAATGATCAAACTCCCATTCAATGGCGTCAAAGGACAAATGGACAGCAAGAGTGTTCAAGTACAGGTTCCTTGTGTTGAAATGTGGGGCGATACTTGTCCAATTCTCTCTGAAGTACGTCCATGGTTCAAAGATAAAAGTTTAGAAGACATGGGTCGTAAGTATTGGAAGAAACGCAGTTACATTATGCAAGGATTTGTAAGAGAAAATCCTATCGCAGATGACAAGTCAGATAAGTCTATCAGACGTTTCATAATTGGACCACAGATATTCCAGATTATTAAGAGTGCATTGATGGATCCTGAACTAGAGGAACTACCAACAGATTATGCTAGAGGCTTGGACTTTAGAATCAGTAAAACTTCCAAAGGTGGTTATGCTGACTATAGCACAAGTAAATGGTCAAGAAAAGAAACTGCACTTACAGAAGCAGAAGCCAAGGACATTGATGAACAAGGTTTATATAATTTAGGTGACTTCCTACCTAAACGTCCAGGTGAAGAAGAACTAAAAGTGATGAAAGAAATGTTTGAAGCATCAGTAGATGGTCAAGCATATGATATTGATCGTTGGGGATCATACTTTCGTCCAGCAGGTATACAAAAGCCTGAGGGAACAGCAACAGCTCCAGTAATGGCGGCGGCTGCATCAGCAACAGTACAACCTGTAGAGGTTAGTGCACCAGCACCAACCCCGGTAGCAGAAACAGTGGCTCCTGCTCCGGTCGCTACACCTGAAGAGATGGGTGCAACTCCAACTGCACCAGTCCAAACACCAGCCTCCCCTGCTGGTAGTGGACAGAAGGCTGAAGATATACTTGCTATGATACGTAGCAGACAGTCAGCCTCCTAACACGGCAAAGGAGGGCAAGGTTTTTTCCTTTCTCCTTGCCCTCATTCTTTTAAGGTAACATCATGTATTCAGTATATCAACATTGGGATCCGCTCAAGGTATGTGTTGTGGGTAAAAGTTACCCGCCTGAATTTTACAGTTGGATAGAAAACACTAAAGTAAGACGGTTATTTGAGAAGATAG